ACCGGACGAGTACGAGCCAAAGCACCCGCAGTTGGAAGTAATTAGCGCTGGTCCAGATCCGCAAGCCTTGCACGATCCGCGACCGCCATCCATAGTTCACCCGGTAAGTATAACTTTCCCCACCTTTAACTCTACCACGTTGGAAGTCTCTCCGGTCGCTTTCATACGTACTCGTGTCGGCAACTTGACCACGTCTGGCACAACAGACGCTAATTCTGTCATTGTTTCTTTGACTGGTGTGGCCGCAACGACTGCAACCGGCAGCTTCAGTGTTCAGGCTGTAACAACGTACACTGTAACAGTTGCAAGTGGCACGAACTCGTATGGAACCGGTAACAAGTATTACATTGCAGAGCTTAGTGGTGCTTCACCAACTCTCACCCTTAACGAAGGCGACACGTACAAATTCGACCAGTCGGACAGTTCTAACTCGGGTCACCCGCTAAGATTTTCTACAACGGCTAATGGTAGTCATGGTGGGGGGTCTGAGTACACCACAGGCGTAACAACAAGCGGCACACCGGGTAGCTCTGGCGCCTACACACAGATCACAGTAGCCTCTGGTGCCCCAACTCTGTATTATTACTGCACAAACCATAGCGGCATGGGCGGTACAGCGAACACGCCATAGGAGTAAAACATGGCTTTTACTGGAAATTATCTGTGTACGTCTTTCAAAAGCGAACTGCTTCAGGCCGTCCACAACTTTTCAAGTCACACGTTTAAGCTGGCGTTGTTTACAAACAGCGCCACGCTTGATGCGTCTACGACAGCATACTCAACCAGCAACGAGGTGAGTGGGACTGGCTACAGCGCCGGAGGAGCGACAGTTTCCAGTATCACAATCAACACGAGCGGGACGACAGTCTTCATAGACTTTGCTGACATAACTTTTTCGAACTCTACGATTACTGCGCGAGGCGCCCTGCTTTATAACAGCAGCGCGTCAGACAAGGCGGTTGCTGTGTTTGACTTCGGCGCGGATCAAGCCTCGTCCTCGTCTACGTTCACTATTAACGTGCCGACGGCGGATGCAAGTAGCGCAATTGTAAGGATCGCTTAATGGCTTTTACGTATGCACAATTGAAAACGGCGATACAGGATTACACAGAAAACACTGAAACGTCTTTTGTGACAAACCTGCCGACATTCATACGCGCGGCTGAAGATCGCATATTCAAGCTAGTGGATCTTGAGGTTTTCCGCAAGAACGCGACGAGTGCGTTGACACAAAACGATCCGTACTTGTCGGTGCCGACCGACTATCTCGCATCCTTCTCGCTGTCGATCACGAACAGTAGCTCGAAAGAGTTCCTGCTACAAAAAGATGTGAACTTCGTACACGAGTATAACCCGAATCCCGCGACGACAGGCACCCCAAAATATTATGCTTTCTTCGATGCAGACAATTTTATTGTCGCACCAACCCCCGACAGCAACTACAGCGTCGAGCTTCACTATTACTACAGGCCGGCTTCGTTGACCGCTGGTAGTGACAGCGGAACGACCTGGTTGAGCGATAACGCTCCGAATGCGTTGCTTTACGGGTCTTTGGTTGAAGCGTATATATACATGAAAGGTGAACAAGACATGTTGCAAATGTATGAAAAGCAGTTCACCGAGGCGATGAGTAGAATCAAAGATCTGGCGGAAGCTAGGGAAAACAGCGATGCGTATCGCAGAGGCTTGCCAGATCGGCCTCGTACATAAGGAGTAAAAGACAATGGCAACGTCAAACGCAGCAACCACCTATCTAGAGCATAAGCTGCTAGATTTCTTGTTTAAGAATAACTCGGAAAGTTTTGCGACTCCGGGCAACAGCATCTATGTCGGTCTTGCAACCGCCGTGTCCAGCATTGAAACTGGCTCTCTGACAGAGGCTACCTTTGGAAGCTACGCTCGGCAGCAGGTTCAGGCTTCAGGATGGACGGTGCCTTCTGTAAGCACCGACGCTCAGACCGCCACTAATGCCGCGAACATTGAGTTCCCAGCATCCACCGGCACAAACAATACAATCACGCATGCCTTCATTGTGGACGCGGCAAGCAGCGGCAACATTTTGTTTGTTGGCGAACTAGAAAATTCCAAGACAATCGCCACTGGCGACATCTTCCGCATTAACGCAGGCAACCTGTCGATAGAGCTAAAGTAACATGGCACTTGTTCTCAGAGATCGCGTAAAAGAAACGACCACAACCACCGGCACCGCGACGTACACACTTGCGGGTGCCGTTGCTGGTTTTGAGACTTTCGGCAGCGTGGGCGATGGGAACACGACATATTACGCTTGTTCTGACGGCACCGACTTTGAGGTCGGCATTGGAACCTACACTGCGTCAGGCACCACACTAGCCAGAACCACGATACTTCAGTCGAGCAATAGTGATGCTGCTGTGAACTGGGGGTCAGGCACAAGGACGATTTTCTGCACGTTGCCAGCGGAGAAGATGTCCTTCCTTGATGCTTCTGGAAATGTGGTGGCCGCTAACGGCAGCAATCTGACGGCGCTCAATGCCAGCAACCTTTCTTCTGGTACGGTCCCAGACGCTAGGTTTCCTGCAACTCTCCCGGCGGCTAGTGGCGTAAACCTCACCGCACTGAACGCCAGCAATCTTGGCTCCGGCACAGTTCCAGATGCACGGTTCCCAGCGACACTACCGGCGGCTAATGGCAGTAACTTGACCGCATTGAACGCCAGCAACATTGCCAGCGGAACGGTAGCCAACGCCAGATTAGACGCACAGTTACAGGACGTAGCGGGTCTGGCTACAACAGATGGCGGGTTTATCGTGGGGGATGGATCTAACTTTGTACTTGAAAGCGGCGCAACGGCGAGAACGTCCCTTGGATTGGGTAGCGCAGCCACATCTAACACAACCGACTTTGATGCCGCAGGAGAAGCCGTGGCACTGGCGATAGCACTGGGGTAGTAGAGCAATGGCTAATAATTTTAAGACCTTCACCGCTCAGAACATAGATACTAGCAGTAGCAAAGCTACGCTCTATACCTGCCCCTCTTCCACGGAAACCACGATAATCGGTCTGAACATTGCGAATATTCTGACCGTTTCCATAACGGTTACGGTTGAGCTTCTAGATGGCGGCAGCACCATAACGCATGTTGTGAAAGACGCAATCGTGCCTGTAGGCTCGTCGCTGGTTGTTGTCGGCGGCGACCAAAAGATTGTGATGAATTCTACAGATGTTTTAAAAGTCTACGGGTCAGAAGCAAACTGCTGTGACGCGGTTCTTAGTGTGTTGGAGATTACCTGATGGCACTTAGTAAGGTCGGCGGCAATCAAATAGATACAGTATCTGGTGACTTAACCGTTGATACCAATACGTTGGTTGTGGATAGCGCAAACAATAAAGTGGGTATCGGGACTACATCACCGACCTACCAAACAACCGTCTACGGAAGCAGTCAAAGCACTGTTGAAATTGAATCTGGTTCTGACACTGGTGAAAGTCGTTTGTATTTTACTGACCCTACTACAACGGGCGTAGGTACGGTTGAGTATCATCATAACGGCAACACAATGCGTTTTCAGGCGAATAGTGCTGAACGTATGCGTATAACAGGTGATGGTCAGGGTGGGGTTGCCATTGGTGGAACCGACCCAGACCCGACAAGCGACGGCACTTCTACTAGAGCATTTCTTGCGGTTCAAGGCAGCGGCAATCGTGGGTGCCTTGCCCTTGGAACAAGCAGCAATTCTGGCGGTGATGTTGCAGCTTTGCGCTTTAACAATGGTTCTAATGTCATTGCGTCTATTGGCTGTGATACTGATAGCGGCTCAACCACTGCCGGTATTATGAACTTTTTCACCAATGGCACTCAGCGATACAAAATAGACAGTGGTGGCAATCATATGTTCAACAAAACCGCTGTTGGTGACTCAACGGCGGGTTTAGATATTCGCTCAGATGGCCGCACGACAGTCTGTCGGCCTACCGGACAGCCACTAAATGTAAGCAGAGTTAATGATGATGGCACATTGATACAATTTATTGCCCAAGGCACGGAAGAAGGTCAAATTGTTGTTTCTGGAACAACTGTCTCATACAACGGCGGACACCTTTCCCGCTGGTCACAGCTTACAGACGGCACCAAAGATACCAGCATCGTCAAAGGCACAGTGATGACCAATCTCGACCAGATGGCTGTGTGGTCATATGCCGAGGGCGTCTACACTATAGATGATGTGCTGCCTGATGGCGTCTCTGTCGGGGATGTTAGACCTGCTTATACAGAAGACAACGAGCAGTTGAACTGCATGGCCGTGTCATCTGTTGAGGGTGATGCGAATGTGGCTGGCGTGTTCGTCAACTGGGATAATGACGACGACGATTTCAACGACATGAACGTCGCAATGACAGGCGATATGGTCATCCGCATTGCCAGTGGCACGACAGTAGCACGAGGCGACCTGTTGATGTCAGCCGGTGATGGTACAGCCAAGCCGCAAGGCGATGACATTGTTCGCAGCAAGACGATTGCAAAGGTCACATCGACCACAGTTTCACACACATACGACGACGGCAGCTACCTTGTGCCATGTGTCTTGATGGCTTGCTAGGAGAGGTTTATGGCCTATATCGGCAAAGCACCTAACACAGCGATAGTAAACCAGACAACGAGTCAGTCGTTTAACGGCACTGGTTCGGCGACCGCGTTTACGCTGAACAGGTCCGTCAATGTAGGCGAAGACCTAGAGGTGTTTGTTGATAACGTCCAGCAGGAACCGGGGTCCGGCAAGTCCTACACCGCATCCGGCACGACACTGACATTCGATGAGGCACCGCCGTCAGGCACCGGCAATGTGTATGTCATCTACCGTGGTGAGGCGACTATCAACCCACGCCTTGAGCATGATGCTAACGCTGCGCTGTCGGCGACGACAGGTACGTTTAGTGGTGCGATTACTACCAATAGTCAGACAGTTGCTACTGTAAACAAATCACTCGCATTTAACCTAATTTTCGGAGGCTAACATGGCCGCACCAAACATAGTTAATGTCAGCACCATCACTGCTAAGACTACGGCGGCGGCACTTGGCACATCGACATCAACGCCACTGAGCAACTCAGCTTCATCTGGCAAGGTGTTTAAGGTGAACACCATCTTAGTCTCAAATGTTGATGGCACAAACAGTGCAAATGTAACTGTTCAATATTATGACGGTTCAACTGCGTTTAGGATTGCAAGCACCATTCTTGTTGCCGCTGATAGCACGTTGGTTGTTACCGACAAGAATAGTGTGATTTATCTTGAAGAAGGAAAAAGCATTAGGGCGTTTGCATCTGCGGACAACGACCTTGAAATCGTTATCTCTTACGAGGAGATTTCCTGATGCCAAGAGTTATTAGCGGCACTAATTCTCTGGCGGCGCAACATAACGAAAAGCCGGGGTGGAATTGCAGAATTGCGAGTTATGATAACTCGACAAATTTTACCTCTGGCGAGGTTATAACAAGTTACAGCACAAGCAGTAACAATCATTTTGTTTACGGCGGATGTACATTCGACAGTTCAAACGGCTTGATAACTGTTCCTGTCAGTGGCTTGTATTTTGTTGGTGTGGGTGTGCGCTACGATTTTTTTGGAGGAAACTATTTTTATGTAGACATCCAGCAAAACACAGCGACCTTTAATAGATTTTTGCAGAGCGACACTAATACATACAGCCATGGAAATGTCTTTAATGTTCGCCGAGCAAACGCCGGGGACACGTTTAGGCTTGTTGCCACATCAAATGGCGATACCGCTGTTGGCGTCAATGATGACAGCTATTTCTGTGGTCATCTGATAGATGGATAAGGAGTGACCAATGCCGCTCAGTAAAGTAAAACCGGGTATCGACGACAACTCAGATGCCACCGCCATCACGATTGACTCATCGGAAAATGTGGGGTTTGGCACAACCACGCCGGGCAGTTTCTATAGTCTTGCTGATGACATTGTTCTTGGAACCGGCAGCGGTGGACGGGGACTGACAATTTATAGCGGCTCAAGTGACAGCGGGTATATCGGTTTCAACGACACCGCGTCAGCTTCTATGCAAGGCTTTATCCAGTATAATCACAACGGTGATTATATGGCGCTTGCTCCAAATGGTGCGGAAAAACTTCGCATCGACTCCAACGGCACAGCTACATTCACAGAAGGCGATGCCATTACTGTTATTGACCGTGTTGGCACGAATGTCGCTGGCATCAAGACAGGCAGCGGCGATGACTTCTGTGTCGGCACTGCTGATTACCCGCAAGCGATTAGGATTAAAAATGCCACTGGCCGTGTCGGCATAAGCCAGACGGCTCCAACTACTCCATTTCATGTGTATCAGTCTGCTGGTGATATCTGCACAGTTCAAACCGGAAGAACAGATACATCTAATGTGGGAATGATTGTGTTCAGAGACGGAGATGCACAGACTTGCGGGCAGATAACAAGTCGAGGTAATGATAACACAACTTCATACAACACCTCCTCTGACCATAGGCTAAAGCAGTCTGTCACGGGTATGACCGGTGCGATTGACCGTGTAAAGGCACTGTTGCCAAAGCGGTTCTCGTTTATCAACGACACAACAAACACGATGCAAGATGGTTTTCTTGCACATGAAGCGCAGACTGTTGTGCCGCAAAGTGTGGTTGGAACGCACAATGAAACTCGTCAGGTTAACAATGCTGTGCTTTTGGCAAGCGGCAAGCTGTACGCTGAAGATGTTACAGAGGAAGACTGGACTGCTAACAAAGGCGACGGTGAAAACGATTTGTATCCATCGGATAGCACTTGGGCAGCTAGTCACACTGCGCCTGTGTACCAGCAAATTGACCATAGCAAATTAGTGCCGCTTCTTACCGGCGCATTGCAGGAAGCCATCACCAAAATCGAAACGCTTGAAGCAAAAGTCGCAGCACTGGAGGCTGGCTAATGGCCTATATCGGCGTAGACCCAAATCTAGGTGACATCACCTTCCAGAGATTTACCGGCACCGGCAGTGCGACGGCATTTACGCTGGCGCAAAGCGTCGTGTCTGGCGAGGCGCTGCTTGTCACCATCGGTAACGTCGTGCAGGAGCCGGGAACCAACAAGGCGTATACGGCGCAGGGCAACACCCTGACCTTTTCTGCTGCCCCTGCTAACGGCGACGTAATCACCGTGCGCTTCTTTGGTCGCGCTGTAGATCAGCCGACCAGCTACGCGATGCAGCTATTCAAGTATGTGGCTACGAACAACCAGACGGCATTTACGGGGGCAGATGCAAATGGTGCGATACTGGCTTTTAGTGGTAACGATGTCGATGTTTACCTTAACGGGGTGCACCTGGACAGTTCAGACTTCACAACAAGCAACGGCGATACAATCACACTCGGCACCGGGGCCGCGACTAGTGATGAGTTGGTGATCCGCGCCTTTCGTGCGTTCACGGTTACTGATACAGTATCGAAAGCGTCCGGCGGCACGTTTGCAGCAGAGATCACTGCAACGTCTTTCCAGACCACGAACACCACGGTGGATACGGCGGCG